TAAAGGCTGTTAGAGATGTTCAGCATAGAGGAGCTAAGTCTCCAGATCCAATGCAACATGCTAACAAAGCAGCAATGTCTTATGAAGAGACTGAATCTGATGAAGAAGATTTAGTTTTAGAATCAGAGGAAGTTGAAGAGGACGAAGTTGTTGATGGGGAAGTTGAAGGTGAAGAAGTCGTAGAAGAAGATACTCTTTCACTAAAAGATAAGTTAGATCAGATTGCAAACGAAAATATTGATTATTCTGATGACATCAATGCTCTTATGGAAGGTGAAAATCTTTCAGAAGAGTTTATGAAGAGAGCAGCAACAATTTTTGAAGCTGCTGTTAAATCAAAACTCATCTCTGCAATGGAAGCACTACAAGATCAATATCAAAAAGATCTTGTAGAAGAAGTCACTGCAATAAGAGAAGAGTTAACAAGTAGAGTTGATGCTTATCTTGAGTATGTATCTGAAGAGTGGATTGAAGAAAATGCTCTTCAGATTGAATCAGGGATTAAGGGAGAAATCTCAGAATCCTTTATGGGCAAGCTCTTTGAACTTTTTGAAGAACATTATGTAGAAATCCCTGAAGATAAATATAATGTATTAGAGGGCATGGTCGAAAGACTAGATGAAATGGAGTCAAAACTCAACGAACAAATCGAAAGAAATGTTCAACTAAATCAAAGACTAAGTGAGGCTGTAAGTGATACCATCTTTAATAATGTAACTGAAGGGTTAGCTTTAACTCAGAAGGAAAAACTTGCAGGTCTTGCAGAAGGTGTTGAGTTTGAAAGTGAGACAGACTATCGTGAGAAACTGGAAACTCTGAAGGAATCATATTTCCCAAGAGCAACAGGTTCTACAAGAGAAGAAGTGCTGATTCAAGAAAATGTTGAGGAATATACACCTCAAATGAATGCTTATCTGAGAGCACTTAACAAATTCTCAAAGTGAACTTTAGGTTATACTAAATATTTGTAGTTAAACAAACACTTTACCAAGACTAAACAAGGAGAAAAGCAAATGTTCCTTTCAGAACAATTGCAGAGAAAGTGGCAACCTCTTCTTGAGGCTGAAGGTCTTAACAAGATTTCAGATCCTTACAAGAGAGCTGTTACCGCCCAACTGCTAGAAAACCAAGAAAGATTTTTAAGAGAAGAGAGAGCCTTCATTTCTGAAGCTGCTCCAAACATCAATACCCTATCAGGTGCAACTCCTGGTGCAGGTTCAGGTGCTGCAGGTTTCTCAGGAAACGCAACTGCTGGTGGTCCTGTAGCTGGTTTTGATCCTGTTCTGATCTCACTGATCAGAAGATCAATGCCTAACCTAGTTGCATATGATCTTGCTGGTGTTCAGCCAATGAATGGTCCTACTGGACTAATCTTTGCAATGAGAACCAGATATGTTAACCAGAATGGTCAGGAAGCTCTGTTCAATGAGCCTGATACTGCATTCTCAGCTCAGAACAACAGTGCAAACCTTACCCAAGGTGATTACACTGGTGGTACTGATGGTGGTGTTGCTGTAGGTTTTGGTACTACTGGTTTTGCCCTTGGTGGTTCAGCTGCTGGTTCAAACCCTGCTGTACTTAACAATGCTGGTGCTCTTGGAAATGAGTACAAGGTTGGTCAAGGCATGGGAACTGCTTCTGCAGAAGCACTTGGTGACTCTGCAGCAAATGCCTTCAACCAGATGGCATTCAGCATTGAGAAGCTCTCAGTTACTGCAAAGTCAAGAGCACTCAAGGCTGAGTACACCCTGGAACTGGCACAAGACCTCAAGGCAATTCATGGTCTTGATGCTGAAGCTGAGTTAGCAAACATTCTCTCAACTGAAATCCTTGCTGAGATCAACAGAGAGATCATCAGAACCATCTATAAGGTTGCTGAGCCTGGTGCACAAACCAATGTTGCTACAGCAGGCATGTTTGACCTTGATGTTGACTCAAATGGTAGATGGTCAGTTGAGAAGTTCAAGGGTCTTCTGTTCCAACTTGAGAGAGATGCTAATGCTATCGCTCAAAGAACAAGAAGAGGGAAGGGTAATGTAATCCTCTGCTCTGCTGATGTTGCTTCTGCACTCACCATGGCAGGTCTTCTAGATTACACCCCAGCACTTAATGCTAACCTTAATGTTGATGACACTGGCAACACCTTTGCTGGTATCCTCAATGGTAAGTTCAAGGTTTATATTGACCCATATTCTGCAAACCTTGCTGCTGAGCAGTATTATGTTGTAGGTTATAAGGGAACCAATCCTTATGATGCTGGTCTGTTCTACTGCCCTTATGTACCTCTCCAGATGGTACGTGCTGTTGGTCAGGACACCTTCCAGCCTAAGATTGGCTTTAAGACCAGATATGGAATGGTTGCAAACCCATTCTCAACTGGTACTGATCAAGGTCTTGGTGCACTTGATGCAGGCACCAACAGATACTACAGAAGAGTACAAGTGAAAAATTTAATGTGAGTTTCTTTTCAATTCTTCAGGGACCTCCAAAAGGAGGTCCTTTTTTTATGGAATAAATAGTTCAAAAAATGGCAACAAGTCCTTGGCAAACTCAAGTAACAAATAGAAATTTTCTATCTCCACTTGGGTTTAAATTTACTTTAGCAAAAGCACCTAAAGTAGATTTTTTTTCAAACTCTGCTAACATTCCTGCAATAACGTTAGGAACTGCTCTTCAAACTCGCTATGGAAAGAACATAGACATTCCTGGCGATAAAATGAATTTTGAAGATTTTAGTTTGAGATTTTTGGTGGACGAAGACTTGGAAAATTACATGGAAATTCAGAACTGGATGAGAGGACTAGGATTTCCATATAGTTTAGAGCAATACAGGGATCTTCAAAATGAAGATACTAGATATAATTCTTCAACATTAGAAGAAAGATTTTATGAAGAGTCTGATGGAACTCTTCAAATTTTAAATAGCAATTTTGTTCCAAATGCTCAGGTAATTTACACAGGACTGTTTCCTTATTACCTATCAACTCTTCAGTTTGATGCTACTCAAACTGATATTCAATACTTTACAGCAGAAGTAACATTTAAGTATACTTACTATAAAATAGTTAGCCCAACAGGAACTCCTTTATGATTTCTCTTGATGAAATTCAAATGATGTGGAAAGAAGACTCTGAAATTAACATAGATGATTTACACAATGAGTCTTTAAAAGTTCCACTACTACATTCAAAATATTATGAAATTTATAACAATGTATCACTATTAAGAAAGCAATCACTAATTACATATAAAACAAAAAAATTAGGAAGGTCTAATTATTATAATGGAAAGGCAGATCCAGAAGTCTATAAAGAAGATCCATTTCCATATAAAATTAGAGACAAAGAAACCTTAACAAGATATCTTGAGGCAGATGAGGAATTAAACAAAGTCTTACTTAAGATTGATTATTATGATACAATATTAAAATATCTTGAAGAAATCTTAAAAATGATTTCCAATAGATCTTACCAAATAAAAAATTCAATTGATTTTTTGAGATTCCAAGCAGGAATGTAATATGTCTGATTTAGTTATTAGTAAAAAGAACGAAATTTATTTCAAGATTGATTGTGATGCTCATATTAAATATGAACTAAGTGATCAATTTACATTTGATGTTCCTGGTGCAAAGTTCATGCCTCAATTTAGAAGCAAGCACTGGGATGGAAAAATTCGTCTATTTAATATACAGACTGGAGAAATTTATATTGGACTGTTAGATAAACTAATATCCTTCTGCGAAAATCACAACTATAAATTTGAATTTGTAGAAAACAAATACTATGGACTTCCAGGAGAAATGGATACTTCTATTTCTATGGAAGGTGTCAAGGACTACATGACAAGTATATGCTCACATAGTCCTAGAGAGTATCAAGTGCAAGGGGTATATGATGCCCTGAAGTACCAAAGAAAACTTATTTTATCCCCAACAGCTTCTGGCAAATCTTTGATGATTTATTCTGTTGTAAGGTATTTCACAGAAAAAGGAAAAAACATTTTATTAGTAGTTCCTACAACATCTCTGGTAGAACAGATGTGCAAGGACTTTGAAGACTATGGTTGGAATTCTTCTGATTATTGTCACAAAGTTTATGGTGGTAGTGATAGATTTTCAGAAAAGCAAGTTACTATTTCAACTTGGCAGTCTATTTACAAACTAGATAAAAAGTTTTTCGATAGGTTTGATGTTGTTATTGGAGATGAGGCTCATCAATTTAAATCTAAATC